CTTCTACTGCAGCTGGTGCAAGAACCAACTTAGGTTTGGTTATTGGTACAGATGTTCAGGCTTATGATGGTGAACTTGCTGCTCTTGCTAGTCTTACATCTGCTGCTGATCGTCTTCCATATTTTACTGGATCTGGTACTGCTGCTTTAGCTACATATACAGCATTTGCTAGATCTTTAGACGATGATCCAGACGCAGCAACTGCTCGTGCGACTCTTGGTTTAACTATTGGTTCTAATGTCCAAGCGTATGATTCTAACTTAGCTGCCATTGCAGGTATTGCTGCTACTGGCGGTATCTATGCGAAAACTGCAGCTGGTTCTGCAGCTGCAAGAACCATTACTGCGGGTGCAGGTATTACTGTTACTGACGGTAATGGTGTTTTAGGTAATCCAACCATTGCAGCTGCTGTTACATCTGTTCAGGGTAACACTGGTGCTGTTATTGTTTCTGTTCCAGTTTCATCTGTTCAAGGTGCCACTGGTGCTGTTATCGTTACCAACATTAGTGGTAACTCTGGATCTACTTCTGCTGTTGCTTGGACCAATGTCCAAGGAAGACCAACTGCACTATCGCAGTTTAGCAATGATCAGTCTTTCGCCAATGCTGCATCAAATCCAAACTTTAATGGTCAAATTAGACCAATGTTTGTATATACTGTAGGACACCAGCAAACTAACTGCACAACCAATGTGAACGCATCGGCAGCAAACTGTCAAATGTCTTTCCCGATCACGAACTGTAATAATTGTGGAGACTTCCAGTGTAACTACAGCAATCAGGTTAACCATGAGAGACAAGGAACCACAATTGCGGTTGTATCTGCACCGACACCTACAGCAGCTAGATTTAACTGTAATTGTAACTGTTAAGGAATAATAATGCCTGTATTTAAAAAAACGCTAGTCAATCTAAATAGATTTGATTATCTTGCTCCTATATGGACAGGAACACCAGAGGAATTACATTCTTTGGAGGCTCCTGTTACTACTATTAAAGTTTCTGTTACAACAGATGCAGATTCTATTTTTCTTCTTGTTACTAATGAAGAAACAGAAACCACAGTTCTAGATTTTGAGATTCCATATAATATTATAACAGAAAATTCTGCTTTTGGTGATCAAACACTGTGGACAATTAAAGACTCATACCTAAAGAAATTTGCTGCACCAGGATCTGAATGTTTTAGACAAGTTTTAACAAAAGATGATATTGTTAATATTGGCGCATCCACATTAATAACAAAAGATTCTACTATAATTAAAGAAGAATATAATGATTATTATAGCCCAGTTAGAATTTTTGTACCATCAAAAACATCTACAGTTAATGATTTAATATTTGTGTTTGCAGCAGGATCTCCTATACCAGAAGAGTCTAGACATCATACTGATTTAATTTTTAGTCCGTCACCAACAGAAACTATTGCATCATGGAAAACCCTACTGGCTACACTAACTATTACTGGACCAGCAACAGTTAATGCAGATGAAGTTATAGACTTAAATGTTGCTTGCTCTGATAATTCTGTGACTGAGGTGTTTGTGGAACCAGTTATTGGCGCTACAAATAAAACTAGAGTGTTGTTGGATAATGGGCAGGGCACTTTAAAGGTGAATACATTTGGTCTTTCAATTGGTGATGAGATCAACATTAAATTTGGTTATAAATACTTTACTGGAATTAGTAGATACACTAAAACAGTTTCGTAAACAACAATGGGGCGCAATGCCCCATTTCTTGGAAAACATAATATGGCAAAATTTGATATTACAGTATGGCATCCACTCAAAGAAGAAGAACGAAAAGTTATATACGACAGTTCTCTTAGTACACTAACATGGGAAGATGGCACGCAGGTTTTACCTGATGTTCTAACTCAACCTGATGTTATTACTCCTGCAAAAATAAATCACGGTAAACGAAACCTGAAAACAGTTAAGATCCAGTTGGGTCTTTCTTGTAATTTTGAATGCGATTACTGCAATCAAAGATTCGTGCCACATGCAGATCAAACCAATCCATCAGATGTAGATCCATTTGTTGATAATATGCACAAATGGTTTGAGGGTGGTCACGATGGTAAAGGTCTGGGTGCTCATTTTGAATTCTGGGGAGGAGAGCCATTAGTTTATTGGAAAACTCTTAAACCACTAGCGGAATCTGTATTAGCAAAATATCCTAATGCAACTAGATCTATTATCACTAATGGCAGTCTACTTGATGATGAAAAGATTGAATGGCTCCAGAAATATGATTTTTGGGTAGGGATTTCTCATGATGGTCCAGGACAGCATGTTCGTGGTCCAGATCCATTAGAAGATCCAGTCTCAAAAGACGCTATTATAAAACTGTTTAAACAGTTGGCACCTCAGAGAAAAACCTCGTTTAATTCTATGATTAATAGTAAAAACATTAGTCGTGCAGATATCGAGGCATTCTTTATTAATTTTGTTAGAACTAATATTGGTGAAGAGTATCTACAACATTTAAAAATTGGTGAGGGAACTTTTGTCGATGCTTATGATGAGGGTGGATTAGCAAATTCTCTATTAGATGAAGAAGAAGAAATAAAATATCGAAACATTGCTCTAAATGAACTTAGAGAGGGTAAAGTTAAATTATTCGGTGCTATCGATAATAAAGTATCAGGTTTTATTAATTCTATACAAAGTGGAACTAGAATAGAATCTTTACCTCAAAAATGTGGTATGGATCGTTCAGACGCAGTTGCTTTGGATCTTAATGGTAATGTTATTACATGTCAGAATGTAAGCGCAGTTGCCAATAATCCATCTGGAATTACTCATAAAATTGGACATATCTCTGATCTAGAAAATGTTAAAATAAACACTGCGACTCATTGGAGCGATAGAGAAGAATGTGGCAACTGCCCAGTTCTTCATATATGTCGTGGTGCGTGCATGTTTTTAACTGGAGATTTATGGGAAGCGTCATGTAATAATGCATTTAGCGACAATATTTTACCATTTACACTAGCGATTGAAATGATGACTAATGGATGGACTCCAATGTATATCGAAGGTCCACTAAGACAAGATAGAAAAGATATCTACTGGTGGGTAAATGGTAAACCAGAAAAAACTCGCAAAGCCAAAAAGGTAATTCCGATCCAAGCAATCTAGCATCCAAATCTGGCATCTTATAAATAAGAGGTATAAGAATATTAGGATCCAGAATGGCGACCATAAGTAACCTCTTTGTAGATGCTGGTGCTACCTACAGCAATATAATCACAGTCTCAGCCTCAAATGGTCAAGCACTAGATTTGACTGGGTACACTGTTGCCTCTCAAATAAGAAAGTCTTATAGTTCCAGCACAGCATTTTCTTTTACAGCTTCTGTATTCACAGCAGCGACTGGAAAAATTAGACTTCAGCTAACTCCACAACAATCTGAAGCCATTCCTGCAGGGCGATGGTTATATGATGTAGAGATAACTTCTCCCTCTGGAACAAAAACCAGAGTAGTGGAGGGTATTGTAACTGTAACCCCTCAAATTACTCAGATATAAAATGGCAGATACAATTGCAATTATAACTCCAGATGAGGCATTATCAGTAGCTGTATCAGAGGGTGTTTTAACACTGGCTTCTTCTACAGTATCAAATCCTGCTGTAGTCGAGTCAATGTCTAACATTGCTGATGTAGATGTGACTACAAACGGTAAAGTAAATGGTTCTCTTCTGGTATACAGAACAACAACAAATAAGTGGACATCCACAACTACCCTCGATGCGCAGAACATGGAAGGTGGAGAATTTTAATCGGAGATAAAAGATGGCATCAATAATCAGAATTAAGCGTTCATCGGTATCAGGAAATCCAGCAACACTGGGTGCTGGTGAATTAGCATATTCAGCACTTAATGGCGCTGGTGGTAATCGTCTATACATTGGTATGGGTGTTGAAACCTCAGGTAATGCAGCCAACCACTTAGTTATTGGCGGTACTTACTATACTGGTTTAATTGATGCATCAGTTGCTGGTACGCTAACTACTAATGCTTCGTCAATTCCAGTCCTTTCAGCGACTGGAACTATTGATACTTGGAAAGTTGGTAATTTACAACTAACTGGAAGCACTCTATCTTCTACTAATACCAATGGTGACATCAACATCACTCCAAATGGTACTGGTAAATTAGTTCTTAACAATCCTTATATTAATGGTACAACAGATACTCTTGCTGAGTACATCTATGATTTAGTTGGTGGTGCTGTTACTGCTGGTACTGGTATTACAATTACCAATTCTGATGCTGGTAATTCAAGCACAGTTTCTATTACTAATACTGGTGTTACTGCTGGTAGTTATGGTTCTGCCACAGCAATTCCAACATTCACTGTTAATGCTCAAGGTCAATTAACTGCAGCAGGAACTGCTGCTCTTGCTACTACTCTAAATATCGCTGGTGATACTGGAACTAAAGCGTTTGCTCTATTAACAGACACAATGACATTCGTAGGTGGTACTGGTATCACCTCTGCGGTAACTTCTGTTGGTGCAGCAACTAGCGTTACTTTTGATATTGATTCTACTGTTGTTACTTTAACTGGTACACAAACACTTACTAATAAGACTTTAACCAGCGCACAATTAACTACTCCAACTATTGGGTCTGCTGGTGCGATTTTTAGTGGCTCTACATCTGGAACTACTACTGTTGTTGCAAGTGCTGCTGCTGGTTCAACTACTCTAACACTACCAGCTGCGACTGATACGCTAGTTGGTAAAGCAACCACTGACACTTTAACTAACAAGACTATTAACCTAGGAAGCAATACTCTAGTTGCTACTTCTGCTCAGCTGGCTGCAGCTGTAACAGATGAGACTGGTTCTGGTTCTCTAGTATTTGCTACTAGCCCAACTCTTGTAACACCTACATTAGGTGTAGCAACTGCGACTTCTATCAACAAAGTTGCTATTACTGCTCCAGCCACTGGTTCTACATTAACCATCGCTGACGGTAAAACTCTAACTGCAAGTAATACTCTAACATTCACTGGCACTGATAGTTCTTCAGTAGCATTCGGTGGTGGTGGAACTGTTGCTTATGTAGCAAACAAACTAAGCGTATTTGCAGCAACTACTTCTGCAGAACTTGCTGGTGTTATCTCTGACGAAACTGGTTCTGGTTCTCTAGTTTTCGCTACTAGTCCAACTCTTGTTACTCCAACACTGGGTGCTGCAACTGTTACTAGTTTAACTGGTGCTTCTGGTAATCTTTCTATTACTGCAGCTGCTGGTAATAACAGTATTAACCTAGCACCTACTGGTACAGGTACAGTTGATGTTGGTTCTAAGAGAATTACTTCTGTTGCTGAACCTACTCAAGCAACAGATGCTGCGACTAAACAATATGTTGACGCAGTTAAGACTGGTTTAGATGTTAAAGATTCTACTCGTGTTGCAACTACTGCTAACTTAACTGCAACATATGCCAATGGATCTTCTGGTGTTGGCGCAACTCTTACTAACTCTGGAACACAAGCTGCTCTAACCATCGACAGTATTGTTCTGTCTGTTGGAGAGAGAGTTCTTGTTAAAGACCAAACAACTGGTCTACAGAATGGTATCTATACTGTCACAAACACTGGTTCTGTTTCTACAAACTGGGTGCTTACTCGTGCAGTTGATACTGACTCTAATACTCCTGTTGTTGAAGTTGGTCCAGGAATGTTTACCTTCGTTGAAGAAGGTACTGTCAACGCTGACAACGGATTTGTATGTACTAATAATGGTGCAATCACTATTGGTACTACTGCGATTACTTGGGTTCAGTTCTCTGGCGCAGGACAGATTACTGCTGGTGATGGTTTAACTAAGACTGGTAACACTATTAATGCAGTAGGTACTGCAAATAGAATTACTGTTACTGCAGACGCAATTGATATCGCATCAACTTATGTCGGTCAGGCTACTATCACTACACTTGGTACAATCGGTACTGGTACTTGGCAAGGAACTGTTGTTGGTCCAACTTATGGTGGTACTGGTGTAAACAACGGATCTAATACATTAACCCTAGCTGGTAGCGTAACACACGCTGGTGCTTTTAGCCAAACATTTACTGCAACAGGAACTACTTCTGTTACATTGCCAACCACTGGTACTCTTGCCACTTTAGCAGGTTCAGAAACTTTAAGCAACAAGACAATTACTGCTTCTAGTTTCAGTGGTACAACTGTTAATGCTTCTGGTTTAATTACCTTTACTAATACTACTGATGCAACTGCGCTTAATGTTGCCGCAGTTGAATTAGATGGTGGTTTGTCTGTTGCCAAGTCTATGTTTATTGGTTTAAATATCACTGGTGCTGGTGCAGCAACTTCTACTCTTGATGGATTTAACATCGATGGTGGCACTTATTAAAAAAACTCTAAATACATGATAAGGTGAAATTCCTTATCCCAGTATATACTGGTAGTTTCGATTCTACATAGAATAGGTTATCATGGCTAATTTAATTACATTAAAGCGATCTGCCGTATCAGGTCAAAACCCAACGACAGCAAATCTGGCGCTTGGCGAACTTGCAATTAATACATATGATGGTAACCTATTCTTCAAAAAGAATGTTTCTGGCACTGAAACCATTCTATCTGTTGCCACTCTTACTGGCACACAAACTCTTACAAATAAAACTTTATCCAGCCCAGCTATTACAGGTTCTTTAACTGTTGCTGGCAGCACTGGATCTAATGGATATATTTTAACATCAACTGGAAGTGGTGTTCAGTGGCAAGC